AGGCTTAGCGAAAATAAAAGTTTGAAAGGGAGATTTAAGGCAAGAAAAGGCGGCGTGAACCGCCTTGGGGAAAGTTTAAAGAGAGTTTAAAGGGCTTGTTTTTGCTGTTTGTGTTGCAGCCAGATTTGATATTCGGGGCTGCTTTTCACAAATTCTTCCTGTCCGAGTTGTACAAAACGTTCAACGTATAAAATCGCATCTTGCGTTTTCTTCTCTTCCGCTTGTTGGGCTTTGACCGCTTCCGACTGATTTTTATCGGTGCGAATGACGGCAAAGTGCGGCTTTTGCGTTTCATACACCGATTTGAGGTAGTTATGATTGGCAAGCGGTTCAATCTTTTGCCCTGTTTGCAAGGCTTGTTGGCGTTTTTTGCGGATACTTTCCACTGTTTCTGTTAAAGCTTGAGCCAGTAATAATGAGCAAGGATATAACTCCAGTACATCGGTTAAAATCTTCAAAGCTCTAGCGTTATTAAGGTTGCTTTTTTGTGGCTTGAACAGTCCTAAATAAGCGACCATCGGCTTGGCGACTCCGTGCGTGAGCTGTGATATTTGGACTAATAGTTCTCTTCCTGCTTCATCTTCAATCAAGCCTTCAAGATGGATATCACTGTGGCAAATGGGGCATCTACATAACTTCATTGTAGAACTCCACTGTTGCGTCATAATTGGTTTTTAGGTGTAGTTCGTAGCCTTTTTCGTTCAGGGCTTTGACCATCACACGTTTATGCCATTTTTTCAAAATTTCCAAAAATCGGCTGGCTTCATCGTCCTTCAATGCCCCCCACATTTAACGTCAGCACCGTTTTACCTTGGTTCATAACTTTGCGCATATAAGCATTTAACGCTTTTTCGCTTGGTTCTCTTAAAAAGCCGTGTTTACCCATCATAATCCACACGGCTCGGATTTTATGAGCAATTTCGCTTTTGACTTTTACCTCGCTGGTGGCAGGGCTGTAAGCGGTCGGTTTTGCCCCACGTTTTGCAAACCATTTCACTTTAGCACCTTTGCCTTGCAGTTCGTGTAGTACCTTGTGGAGTTCTACCACCGTGCACTTGGTAGAACTGGTTTTATTCGTCAGCCGTTTGAGTATTTCACGATAGCTAAAGTCGTCGATATTCAACTGACTTTTAGCAATATGGATCAGCTGTATCAGTTTGCTTTTGTCGTTTTTCATTTGTCCTCCCGTCATCAAATAAATAGTCAAAAACGTTATCGCTTTTGACTATTCACTTTAGGCTAACACCGCCCCGTGGCTAATTAGTTATTTCAACCATAAAACGGAAATGGGGCGGTGTGAGTTTTGTTAGTGATTACATAGTTTCCTCCTTGTCTTTTAAATTACCTTACACAAAGTGTCATCTGAATAAAATCACTGTTTTTCATCTTAGTTTTCCTCTTGGTTAGTTGATAATTTAAGCTTCACTCTCTGAATTTGCCCTGCCACGTCCATCAAAACCACGCCAGCCAGTGCCAAATCGTCCATTTCGACTAGTTCAGTCGCCCCTTGTAACTTTTCAATCAGGTCATACAAGCGGTCTTTTATTTGTCCTTTTTCGCTATCGGTCATCATTACTTGCTCCAACGTGAGGGATGCTCTAGCATATATTTACAATGTGCGATGCGAGCCTCACACCACGCCACATTACCGCCTGTTGCCGATAACTTCGCTACTTCCCACTGTTTAATCGCATGGTTAAATTTGCCATTTTGCTCCGCTTCTACGGCTTGAGTTGCATAATAGTGATAGCGATTAAAAACTTTCTCTGATGTTGATTTTTGCGTTTTCATACTTTCCTCCGTTAAAACACATTACTAAAGCCCCTCAAAGCGAGGTTTAAAGGGCTTTTAAATGGGTTTTAAATTTCGTCTAATTGACCTTTATATTTTTGTTCTAAAGCCATCAATCCAGCTCTTTGCAACCAATCTAGTTCTACAGGGTTTTCGTAGGCATATTTGATTTCATTTAACGTTTCACGCTCTTTTGGTGAGATACAGTGGACTTGTAATAATTTTTCAGCCATGTTGTATTCGCCTTGTGTTGGTTTCCACATCACTTCCCCCCTTGCTCAAACGGCTTAATCACAAAATCTTCCACTCCTTGCTTAATCGTCACCCCAGCAATCCCTTTTGCCACTTCAGGCTCAAGAAGTAGGGCTTCTTTGTTGATCTCGTTTTTGGTACGAATAAAGCGGTCAAAGCCCATTCGTTGCATAAACTCAAGCACCGCATCCGCCCCACGAATTGCCACAGAAGGTGGGCGTTGTCGCCATTGCACTTCGCCTGTCACAAAGTTAGCGGTTTTACTCTTGCCGTTTTCCGTCAATTCATCACGGTGTGCTTCGCAGTATTCCTGCACCGCTTGCTGTAACGGCTCAATCTCTGCCTGTAAACGTTTCAACTCGGGGGCGTAACGCTCACTGGTTTCAGCGATAATATCGTTCATCTCCGTCGTTAAACGGGTATGTTCACGACTTAAATCCCCGATCTCTTTAATCGCACTTTGCACTTGCTCTTCCGTGGTAAAACGCAGTTTTGCTGGTTGTTTTACTCGGGTTTTTGTGGGTTGTTTTGCCATTGATATTCTCCTTATTGGCGTGGGTTAATGTTTAATGGTGTCAGTGCTCCAAATCACCTTCACCCCTTTAATCGTCATTTGCATTAAGTAACGGCGGGTACCGTTTTTAACTTCTGTGCCATAATTAAATGCACGTTGATTTTGTGCCATTTTGCGTGTGGTCGTGTTATCTCTTGCCACTAAGCGAGGTCTGCCGGTGTCGAACCATTCCACTTTTTCTACCTCAATACCCAAGGCTTCACATTCAAGGGTCGCCAGCTCAAGCATTGCAAGGTGCATATAAACTTCGCTGTTGTGTGGGGTCATCATTTCGCCTGCCAGTGGGTTGTATTGTTTTTTCATCGTTACTCTCCTTTGCCTAATAACTCTTGGCGTGCTTTAACAATTAAATCAGCAGTAATCAGGCTGTTTGTGCCTTTTGCCACCATTCCTGCAAGGCGGAGCGTTTGAGTTAAAATTCGCAAACCACCGCCTGTTTCGGTAATGCTTTGCATCACTTTCAAGGCTTCTTCATCTTCATTTAGCCCCCACGCTGTTGCCACCGCTTTGGTATCTGCCTGTTTGGTTTTTGAATGCTGGTATTTTTAGCAATGCGTGACCACAATCTTGCGTATTCGTGGGCAGGATGAATACCGCCTTTCATTCGGCTGTATACCTTGTCATTGCCCACTAACACTAAGCCAATGCCGGCTTCTTCTTGCATAATGCGTAGCTCTTCAAGCGCTTCGTACGGTAAGTGGTCGGCTTCATCCACAATCAGCAAACCTTCCGTACCTTTGATTTTGCGAGCAATCAAGCGTGAGAGCGTGCCTTTGCGACGTGGTGCATCACTAATACCAAGCTCTAAGGCGATTTCGTACAAGATTTCACTGAGGCTTAAACGACTTGGGCTTGCGGTAACTAGCCACACATTTGCACGACTGCCTGCGAACTGTTGGATCGCTTTGGTCTTACCTACGCCACTTGCACCATAAACCGTCGCCATACAGTTAGCGATTTGGGCAAACTCAAGGGTTTTAAAAATTTGACGAGCCGTTGCGGTTTCAATAAATGCAGGCGCTTCTACAAACTCACGCTCTGCGGTTTCTTTCTTTGCAAAAAAAGCGGTAAGTTTTGCTTCAATTTCTGCAATATTGCCCTTGTAGTTTTCGTTTAAGTAAGCACTTAACGCCCCTGCGTTAATGCCTGCTTCTTTGGCGATTTTTGCCTGACTGCTTTGGGTGTCGGCAATGTGTTGTTTGATTTGGTTAATTAGTGTCATAATAGTGTTCCTGTTTTTTTGAATTTGGAGGTTTTATGTCCTTTTACTCTGCACCTGATCGAAAAGAGATACATCAAATTGCCCTGCGGATTGCTCAACAAATCTTCTCAAATAAATCAAGTAAGAAAAAACTCAGTGCGCTGAAGCCTTTAATTTGGTCATTGAAACCTGAATTTTTTGATACTATTGAGCGGCATTACCACAACCACTTTCATCTGTTTTACATTGCATCTGAATTTAATCAGGAAGCGATTAAAATCAGCGTAAAGCTTGGCAAAGCCTTTAACATCAAATCGTCTAACGCTTTTATGCTGATACTTTATGCGAAATGGCGTTACGAAGTGCGTCGTGATACGCTATTAACAATGCTCGAAAGCTCTCGTGACCTAATTCAAGGCGAAGTAATCTCTCAACCGCTTCAAACTTTTGCGACAGCAGTGATAGACTTTCAGCTTGAAACATTTCCGCAGTTACCTGAATGGCTTCACGAGTTTGATGCTGGCGATTTTTAAGTTGCTGAATACCTGCGTTAAAGGCTTTTTCAAATTCACACTCTTGTTGCTCTTTGAGCTCCTTGAAAATTACTCGGTATGCTTTTCCTGTTAATGTCATTGTTTTGCTCCTTTAAAGAGGGGTTAAATTTCATTTAAAGCCTGTTTAACTCAGGCTTTAAGCCGTTTTTCTCTGCGGTCAAACTTGCAAAGTTTTGCGATTATCTGACCGCTTGTAGTTACAGTCCTTTCGCCTTTTTCATTAGCGTTAAGCCTTTTTCCCAGCCTTGTTCAAACCAGCCTTGCTCTAACTCATTGACCTCTTCAACTTCAATCTCTTCTTGCACTACTCGTAATGCATTGCGGTCTTGAATAACGGTATCAATCAGCTTCGTTTTCACTCGTTCTTCAATCGGTTCTGGTACTTCAACCTGTGGTTGTAAACTTGCCAACTCGTGCGCTTGCAGTAGCTCCAAGCTCTCAGCTTGTTTTTTAGCACTTGTGACGATTTGTTTATATAATCTGCCTTGTTCTCGTGCCGCACTGGTATCGCCAAACCCTTTGGCATCACGGCATTCTGCTACGGCTAAAAAACTGCCTTCAATGTCATAGACGTACACGTTGCCGTGTAGATTGTCAGGGTCAAAACGTGCGACCACTTTTTTATCGGTGATGCCGATTAAAGTCTCTGCCCAGTAAGTGTTGGTTAAGCCGTAAAGTTTGCCTGCCGCTTTCAGTTTAAATTCGCCGTTACGCTTAATACTGATGGTTTCGGCTTGTAAAAATAGCAGTCGTAACTGTTCAGGACTGGCTTGTCTTACATTGCTTGGGCGGTAATCTCGCTCCCACACTTTGTCAAAACTCAAGGTTTTGTCGTGTTGGCAAAGCTCGGTTTTACGGTCTAATTGTGCGTTGTACTCCGCCACACCTGCGGCAAGGGCTTGTAAGAAAATCTCATAGTCCACGCCGTCTTTACCGCCGTTATAATTGTCTGGTTTCTCTAATACGTTTTT